AAGGGTGTGTGCTCTCGTATCCACCTGTAGACTTAAATCGCGTCTCCAGGGTGCACAAGCGTCCAACTTCCGGCTCCGGTAGAGAGTGATGAACTCTACCCCACAAGGAGCCGTGATTCCTAGTGTTGGTTTGGTGGTGTGCGACCATCTATATTTGCGGCAGACTGTAGCGGTCATCCAGTTTTCTGCAGCAGATCGAGATGCGCTTGCGGCACGTGGTGTGTTTCTTGTTCGCCATGTTGATGGTGTGTTCCGTTTTGCAACTGAGGATCGGTCTTGGCGCCAATGTGGAACAATTGCAAGCCAAGCGCTCAGTGGGAGGAGCATCTATCCTCCAGCAATTTACGGAACTGACACCCGACTGGCTCACATTGCCCCAGTTTGTAAACACCCGAGCTACACCGTCACCCCCTCAGGCCCCAGAGATGTTCCGATCGGAGTCGTCTTCGCTCGACCTCCAATCGCCTACCAGGGCGGACCGTCTCAGCAACCCGCATCAGCCCCAGCCGCCAGTTCATCAAGCGGTGGAGCGATCGAGCAGCCTCTCAACCCAAGGGGCTTTGACGAGCCAGTTCCGGGTGAAACTGCCCCTCAGGTCCACCTCAATGCCACTCGACTCATCGCCGCTCTTCGAGAGCAGAGTGGTGAAGGGGATAAACGAAAATGAGGTGGTCGGTCGCGTGCGCTTAGCGCTCGCGATTGCGTCCACGGTGGGAGGCATCGTGGCAGTGGTGGGTTGCTTCATGGCCTGTTGTTTCTCCTCCTGCGTCGACATGTGTGTGCGGCAGGAGATGCGCTCTGTTGGGTTGACTGAGCACGCCGTTACATCACTGGCTGCGGCGCCAGAGGTTTTCGACGTGTTCTATCTCCCCAGGGCGGCTGCCCAGCCAAATGGTGTGCAGCAAGTCGAGCAGTTTTCTCCGGCGTTTTACGCCGAGTTAGCTGCGCGCACCCCGCGCGTGGTTCGCTACCTCGTGCGGGAATTGCGGGCGAACATGGCCTGCGGCCCCAAGAACGACAGCGACGCACAGCGTAAGGCTTGTACCCAGTGGCTTTTGCGGTTCGCTGTTGATCACGGCGTGACTAGGACGTCGGATCTAACTTGGGTGCTTCCAGTCGTTGTTGAGTTGGCATTCTGCGACTCGGAGATTGACTATGTCTCCCGGGTGATCGCTCGCAGTGCCGAAGCTCGCACCTGGCATGACGGGTTCTGGGCCAAGTTGATTGCTTGGCTCCGAACTCGTAACTTGGCTTAGGTCCGCCTGACGCGTACACGAGGGGTGTCCGCCTACACGTCCCTGACGCACCCCGACGTGGTCGTGTTGCGCCGGGCGGGACGAGCAAAGCCTCGGGTGATGTATCGAGTTGAAGGCGTCGAACACATCTGGGGTGCCCACAACAATGACCTCACCACTCTGACCACGGGCATCATGACGCGCATCATGTACGTGAAGGGGCGGAATGGACACGTACCGCCCCCACAGCCTGCCCCAGGAGTCGTCCAGAGATTGGCACCAACTCTGCGCCGCTTGAAGAGAACATGTGCTAAACTGCCGCCGATGTCCCCAGAGGAGTTTGTCTCCTGTTACAAAGGCCGTAAGCAGCGCATCTATCAGGAAGCAGCGGAGTCGGTGCTGAGGTCGCCAATAACACCTCGTGATGCCGTGCTGAGTTCTTTCCTGAAGTATGAGAAGATCAACTTCAAGGCCAAGAAGAACCCGGATCCACGGATCATTAATCCCCGGAAGCCCAGGTACAATTTTGCTGTGGGTCGATACATCAAGCGCATAGAACATCGTGTCTACAAAGAGTTGGATGATGCCTTTCACGATCTCGGGTGCACATCTCGCTCGGTTGCGAAGGGGCTGAACTTTGAACAGCGCGCGTGGATGCTACGCCGCAAATGGCTCAGGTTCAGACGCCCGCGAGCCATCATGTTGGATTGTTCTAGGTTTGACCAGCATGTACGGAGACAGCTGCTTGAATTAGAGCACCAGTACTATCTGGCTTGGTTCAACGGATCTGACAGACGGGAACTTGCATACTTGCTCCGCATGCAACTCCGGAATAAGGGGGTTGCGTGTTGTCCGGACGGTATTGTTAAGTTCACCGTGGATGGCATGCGTGCGTCTGGGGACATGAACACTGCCCTTGGGAATGTGTTCCAGGTCTGCCTGGCTTTGTTACATCTACGCGAGCAGTTCAGCTTCGAGGTTGCTGATGACGGAGACGATTGTGTCGTCATGTGTGAAGAGGAGGACTTGGCGGCGCTGCAACTGGCGCTGGTGAACTTGTTTACTGACATGGGTCATGAACTGCGTGTCGACGGGGTCACGGATGTGTTTGAGCGGATCAGGTTCTGCCAGTGTCAACCGGTTTTTGACGGCCACCGGTGGACCATGGTTCGTGATCCACACATCTCCGTGTCCAAAGACCTAACCTCTACATGGGACCTCTCCAATCCTGAGACCTTCGCGGTGTACATGAAGACTATTGGCACTGCAGGTCTGCACCTTGCGGGTGGTATACCGGTGTGGGACGCGCTATATCGGCGCATGATCGTTGTCGGCGGTGACGCCAAGGTGTCTGACGGTGACCCAGGCCTCGAGTCCGGATTTATGATCCACTCCCGCCTCATGGACCGCAGTCATCGCGTAGTCACCGATGACGCCCGTGTTAGCTTTTGGCGCGCGTTCAACATCGACCCCGCAACGCAACTCTCCATCGAGGGATATTTCCAAGATCGCCTTTATCACGGGGCGGTGGCTGACACCGGCATTGTTCTGCCGGGGTTAGTTATCTAGTGCATGGGGTTCCGTCCTTGACTGTCCAAAACGGCCAGCCGTACCAAAGCGGAAATAAACATAAAATACCTTTGCCCTTCGAAAGCAGCTCATCACTGCGAGCAGCAAAGGACCAAAAACAATAATCCCGCTGGAAGGTCTAGAGACTGCACGGACAGCAACTAGGTTGTGGCCGGAATGAACAGTCCGCGTGGTGATCGCGCATCCCATACAATCACCCACATGAACGTGAATGACCTACAAAGCGCCGTGTCTCTGCGAACAGCGGAACGGTGTGCACTAGCTATGAAGGAGGCGAAAGGGATCGCTGGGTACCCGTTGAGCGACGCAACGTTGAGGTACGTCGCTGCTTTATACGACCCGCGGGGTTGCTTTGAAGCGCCCTGGATTCCCTCTCAGACTGCGTTGAGCCAGAAGACACGGTTCTTCGCTCGTGGCAGTTTCTCAACTGGCACCACAGGCATCGGTTATATTGGGGCATTAGTAGCCGGAGATTACCAAACCGGCAGCCTCATATTTTCCACGCCGACGACGGTGATGACGCCGTCGACCAATGCTGCTTCCGCAACCAACAATTCCTCGGCCGTGACGAATTCACCCTATGATCTGTCGATCTTTGGCACCGGTGCACAGCAGTTAAGTTGGCGACCGGTTGGTGCGGCTCTTTATGTCCGGTATGCCGGCACTGAGCTAAACCGGGGTGGCGACATGTTGTTGATGGAGGAGCCCAACCATTCGGACGGAATGGCATACTCTTATAATACTGCACTAAGCATCGACGGAGTCAAACGGATCCCAATTGATGGAGACTGGCACCACGTGTGTGTCACCCCCAATACCGTGGGAGATACTAACTGGTCGACTAGTAGTAACTACTACGGTGGGAGACCGCTCATGGTGTTCATTAACTCCGCTGCTGGGAATGCTCAACCGTATGAGTTCGAGTTTTACGTGTGGGGAGAGTTTCTTGGAACTCCTGCTCGGGCTGTCTCGGCCTCATACAACGATGTAGTCGGGTTCGATTGCGTCCAGGGAGCCGCTAATATGTACATGCAACTTGACTCGGAACTGGGCCTGGATGGGTTTGTGAAGGCCATCCATGCACAGCAAGCTCAAACGAGCGGTTGCCGTGTCGTAGGCGCCCCTGCGGGGAATTGGGCGGGATTGCTTTCATTCTTGCCCGCTATCGCTAACCTCGTTGGGCCACCCCTTGTTGCTGCTGCAAGAGGCGCGCTTGGGGGGCTCTCTGACCATTTTGGGGTTGGGCGTGCAGCCCGCCAGAGGCCGGTGAGGGAAGTGAAGCAGGTGGAGATCGTCGAGAAGAAGAAGACGAAACCGAAGAAGAAGAAGCCTGGCTCTAAGTAAGCCCCCTCCGGATGGTCCCAAATCCGCGTTGCGGAATCGGGCCGGGACCATACCAAGCACAAATAACCAAACCACGTATCTCCGGG